TTTGAAAAAATTCACATTTTTATAACATTGAGACAAAAAAAAATGGAGATATTAAAAAATACCTCCATTTTAAAAAATGTAATTAATTTAAAAATTAGTCAATAACCTCATCAATTTTACTTTCAGTAATTGAAGTGATTCTCCAATCCATTGTGTAATGTTCATATACTTTGGTTACTTTAGCTTCAACATCAGTAGGGGTATAACCCATTACCAATTTTTCTTCTCTAACTTTTCTAACCTTTCCTGATTCGCTGTCTAACAAATCTGATGTGATCTTTGCCACAAAATATTTTTCTCCTTGTTCCATATATAATTATTTTCCTAAATAATCGGATAATCTTTTCATTAAGTCAAGCGATTTGTTACCAGATTCCCCAACATTTCTTTCTACCGACATTTTTTTCTCCTCATCTAAATTTTCTTCATAATTTAATCGGTCATTCTTATCTAAGAATAAATAAGCTCCCGGCGTAGATGGGGAAGATACAAGGTCAAAACAAATTAACTCAAAATCATCTTGAACTTCATTTTGTTCCCCCACTTTTTTAAGTGATCCAACACCACGAGAAGAAATACCTAAAGTAACTCCTTGACGTAAATAGTTTGCAGCTAAATCTCCTTTTGTGGAAACAATCCCTCTTTCGTGAAATCCAGGACTTGTAAGTAATTTTAATTTACCTAATAATACAGGTCCATCCCACCATACTTCTGTGATAATGTGAGAAACACGATCCAAATCAATCAATGATGATTCAGGGTGATTTAATTCAGAAAGAGAGGTACCTTTCTCTATCATTTTCTTATAGTTGTCCGCTTCTCTCTTTAATATTTTCTCAGGATAAACTCTACCATTTCTATTAGGTGTGTTATATTTCTGTAATACAGCATAGAACTCAAATGGTTTAGAATGGTCAAGCATATTTCTTGACTCTTTTAATATATCTAAATTACGACCCTCGTTAGGATTAATATATCCTGCATCATATTCGATAAGAATACCTTTTCCCGAATCTTGGGGTCCTAAAATTTTATAACCGCTCATAGTATTTTTTTATTATAAATACTAAACTTTTTCGGTTTTTACTTTAATTGGTTTAACATTCCCGTTTTTTGTTAAATAAAATTTGAAATTATCGTTCTTATGTAATACGTCATTATATATTCCTTTAATGATATCTTTTAATTTACGTTTTAGTTTTAAGTCTTTAAAATCAACCTCATCAATAAGATAAAGATTAATTTCTAAATTCATAAATGATTTCTTTTTTATTGATAATCCGCTTGTTCGTAAATCCATATCAACAATAAATTTATCATCAAACATCTGTTTATCTATATGATTGAATATTGAATGTTTAATTGATCTATTCATATTTAATACGAGTCTTGACCAATTCTCAACATCTATTTTGGGTTCTACCCAAGTTTGTAGATTTAAGTATAAAGATTTGAAGTTTTTGGAATCTACGGTTCCGTAAGTAATTTTTGAGTTTCTAAACCCGCTCATTTTTGAGGTTTTCCCTTTTTTCATTTGATATTTCCATAATACAATGTTTATTTTATGAAAAAATAGTTAATTTTGTGATATATATCAAATATAAAATAAATATTAAAATATTATATGCTAATAGTACAAGTAACCAAACATGGGGGTATTGAGAAAGCTCTTAAAGAATTGAAATCTAAGGTAATTAAAACAAGACAAAACTCCCACCTAAATGATAGGAAGGAGTTCACTAAAAGGTCTGTTAAAAATAGAGAAATTCTTAATAAGGCTATATATCGTCAAAAACTTAAGAGTAACGATTAAAGATTATTATTTAATTCTTGTAGCTTTAAGTAATTCAATTTGTCAAATGATTCAGAATTAACTTTTGTAATTGTTTCATTGATTCTTTCACCTACTTCGTTATCTTGCTCACTTTCTTGAATTTTCTCTAATTTAGAGATTATACTCTCTTTTAAAGTATCGTATTTTTCTTTTAATTCATCTTCATTTAAAGATAGAATTGATTTTAATTTTTTCTGATCTGATTCAGTTAAATCACTTACGTAATTATTAATTGTTTTGTTTGCAATGTCAACCATAGTTTTTAATGGTATTGCCACAACATCTTTATTTTCTTTAGGTGTTTTTGTTATTGTTTCTAAAATTGTTTTCTTACTTGTAATTTTTTCTTCTAATTTTGTAACACCTGTTGAGAACAAATCATCAACAACATCATATTCATTGTTATATTCAGTTCCTTCTAACCAAGAGTTTAAACCTTTTAAATCACTAGGTTTAATTTTATTAATCGTATTCTCATAAAATGTAATGCTTTGATTAATGTATTCATTAGCGATTGATTCATTCAAACCTCTATTTGATGTTAACTCATCATATAAGTAGAAAAGTTTAGATACATTTTTATTCTTTAACACCAATGAGTTAAATTTAGACATATCGTTCTTAATTGTCCCATTTTTGTATGATTCAACTAATTTGTTTTCTATTTTTGATTTTAATTTACCGAATTTCATAATCTTTTTTATTATAAATATCAATCTCTTAATAATTTGCTCAATTCATTTTCGATTGAACCTAAAGAATTTCTACCTTTTGATAGATCAATGTACTTATCACCATGAATATCATCACTTTCTAATAAGATATTTAAATTATCGTTTTTCTTTCCTTCAGGTAATGTTTCTTCTTCTTCAGGTGGTGCTCCCGGTGCTGCAGGTGCTTCAGGAGCTCCACCACCTTCTTCCCCACCTAATGGTGGTAATGATGGTTCAGGAGAACTTTCTCCCCCTCCACCGAAGTCAGGTAATGATCCTCCACCGAAAGATCCTCCACCTCCACCACCTGCAGATGCTTCCCCGCCTGCCGGTGGATTTACTGTAGATCCTGATTTAGTTTTGTATAATTTATCAACCACATCAAACATACCTGTATGAGTGATAACTGTTGCAGTATTAGCTAATTCAGCGGCAACTGCTCTTTCTAATCTTTGTTGTTGAGTATCCAATTTGATATCTTCATCAGAGAAACCAAAAATATGTTTCTTAGCCCAAGTCGCCGAAGTTGGTGATAATGTGTTAGGGATTTCAGAAACTAAATCTTTGTATAATAACACTTTTTCTTTCCACACATCAATCATTAATAAATCCGCTTGTTTCGACGGGTTTGTTAATCCTAATGTAAAGTTTTGTAAGTCATCCTCAAATCCTAAAATGAATAGGTGAATGATTGCAATTTTATTCATTTCGGCAATCATTGCCTTTTGAATTTTATTGATTGTTCTTGCAAAACGGATATCCTGTAATGATAAGTTCTTACCATCACCAACAACTTCCTCAAATCCTAAGTATGCCTTTGGAACTCTTAATGCCGTAACTAATTTCTTTTGGATGTATTCAATATCTGCAATCTCAGATAAGTTTTGGGCTCCTGCCAATGTCTCAATTGGCATTGTTTGTGAAACATCACGTACAGGTACGAAGTAATCTTGATCCACCGCCATTTGATTGAAACGTAAATCAACATTACCTGTTTTATTATCCACAATTTGATCACGTTTAAATTTGTTTGCCACACGTTGTACATATGCTTCCACATCTTTATCGTCCATGTTACCAACAAATACTTTAAATACCCTTCTTTCAGGTGCTCTTGAAGTTCTGTAGATTAACATCGCATCTTCTGATAATAATAATTGTTTCCAAATTCTTCTTGCCTTCTCCAACATGGAAGTTCCGTAAGGCAGTTTTCTATCGTCACCTAATAATCTAAAGTGTGCGACCTCCCAACTATTAAATTCCATGTCTTTTACCTTCCAATGGAATCTTAGTCCTTTTTGTTTTGGGTCTACTTCGGCATTAATTGCTTTTGCCGCCATACCTCTTTCTAAACGTTCAATCTCAATGTTTGGTAATTGCATACAACCAACAATACCTTTCTCAGGGTCTAACTTAAGATACACAAAATTATCACCGTATTTACAGGTATTTCTTGTCCACATCTGTAAATTAGTATTGATATCTAAAACATTATTAAATAAATCCGTTAAAATTCCTTTTACTCTTTTTGATTCAGAATAGATCTGTAAAATATAACCATCTTGGTTTGGCGTTGTTGATTCTTCAGCATATATATCTAAAGCTGTTGATATTTCAGGTGTAAATTCCATTGACTCGTAATCATAGAATGCCGCCAATCTTGTTGGCTCGTAATAAATTGCTTGAGTGTATAAGTTATTCTCAATTTTTGCCCATTGCCCCGATAAATAAAAAGATTGTTGAGCTTGTAATTTTTCTCTTTCGTATTCTTGTTTATTCGTGGTTTTTAATAACTCTTTTTTGTCTAATGAGTATGTGGGCAAATCTTGTCCTAACAGAGAGTTTGGTCCAAATGTCTTTGATAACCTCTGCCAAATTGTAAGATTTTGATTGTTATTTTCCATATTAAAAAATTAAGTATAAAGATAAATATCTAAATAGTTTGATTAGTGTCAATTAACAACATAACTTATATATACAGTTTGACCCGTCACAAAGTTAGTTGTTGCTGATTGGATTAAAACTGCGTTTCCTGACGGAGTGTTCGAAGGAGGAACTCCTACTTGAGTACCAAACACAAATCCATCACCTGCAACACCTGGAGGTGTTCCTGTAGTTGCTGACCAATATTTGAATGCATTTGTATCACCAGAGTAAATCGCGGTACTTCCTGTTTGAGTCATTGTAATTGTAATACTTTGACCTGTAAATTGTGAGAAATAACTTGTTCTATCTATACCGTCAGAATCAATTGAATTGAAGTATATTCCTCTACCACTTATAGTCAATTCATTAGGGTTGGTAGTTCCTGTTTGGACAGCACCTTGGTTCATAATTGTATTACCTGTAGTTGGAAAGTTGTAAGGTAATACTATTAGATTGAAACCATATCCCGTCACAGGTATTGGACTTGTTGTTGGTGTTGGTGTTATAGTTGGAGTTACTGTATTAGTTGGTGTCGGTGTGATTCTATTAGTTACGGTTGGTGTAGGGGTTAAAGTGTTGGTTGGTGTAACTGTTACTGATGGTGTTGCGGTTTTTGTTAATGTAGGTGTTTGTGTTATCGTTGGGGTTGGTGTTTTTGTAGGTGTGGGAGTAACGGTCACCGCAGGTGTTGCAGTCGGTCTCAGACTATTTGTGGGGGTAATACTTGGTGTAGGAGTGTTTGTTGGTGTCGGAGCAATTGTGGTTGTTGTAGTCGTGGTTGGAGATTCTCTATGTTCATTAGGTAATGAACCTTTTTTACCTGAAAATCCGACCTCAAAAACTTTAGCAGTGAGTATAGGTTGACCCTCAACGATCAATCTTGACCCAGACATTATATTTCCCGACCTTTTTCTTAAACTTAAACCCATTATATTTTAATCATAAATATTATCTTCCTCCAAATAACCATCCGTATTTTTCGTAATCAGCTCTACTTGGAGCACTACTATCTCTTCTTGAATCATAACTAAGATTTGGCATTGTAGGATTAAAGTTAATTATATCTTTTACGGATTCATTATTAGTCACAGTCCACGACTCAATCATTGATTTAGTGTGTTCTGTTACTTTTTCCAAACTTGAAAATGATGATTCCCCCACGTATAATGCCATAGCAATAGACATAATTAAATCATCGTGATGACCTTTTTGGTGATCAGGTCTACCGTTTATATAAACGAATGTATTCATCTCGTTATATAACCTTGAACTATACATTTTAAACCCGTGTCTCAGACCTTCCTCAAACGCTGCAATAATCTGTACACGTTTAGCATTAAAGTTAATACCCGGTATTTTATCTACCGTTCTTGATGCCGATCTCCATATGTTATTTTGATCCACACCATCAATGTAAAGATTCTTATAGTCAAATTCTTGTAGTTTACGTACGGTTGTGATACCCATACCACCTGTGATATCTACCACCACAAATGCCGAATACATATTTGCCCATTTAAATGCCACCTCAGCCAATGTGTCAGGTGGAATTTTACCAATATATTCCAACACTTGTTCTCTCGTATCAAAATCAACAATTTGGATTGTACTAAAGTCCTCACTATCTCCACGAGAAACGTCAATACCCATAATATATTTGTGACCTATTTCAGGTTCTTTCCAAATCCACAGAGAATTACCCATCATTTTATTTTGGGGTTCTTTTAACATATTCTCACGAATTTTTTGTAACATATTAGAATCAAAGACATTATCCCCCGACCCTAAGAAGTTACATTCCAACTCCTGAGATACTTTTCTCTTATCGTATTTAAGTTTTTTAACCATCCCCTCAAACCAAATAGAACAAGGTTTATATCCTGTGTCCATAATTGCTTTTAGGTCATCATAGTTTCTTTCGGGAAATGGTATTCCCTCCCAACTAAGAATATCGGCATCGGTATATTCTTCTTTGTTTAACAAATAATGAATAATATCCTGTGTTTTAACTAAGTATAAATCTTTGGTATATCTTGGATCTCTAAACCAATACATTTCAGAAATTTTGAAGTCATTCATATTTCTTAATGCTTGATCGTATATCTCATAATAAATTGGGTCATAACCATTTGGTGTTGAAACCACAATTACCTTACCCCCTGTGGATAAGGATGCCATACAAGCTGCCCAGAAATCACTGTCAGCTTCAATAAACGCCGCCTCATCAAATACAAGTATTGTAGGGGTAAATCCACGTAAGGCATCTTTTGATGTTGCCACCGCTTTAACCTCAGATCCGTTCGTAAGTTTGTAGTGTTTTTGTGCGTTTTTTTCAGGTGAAAATCCCACACCAACCCAAGAAGGCCATTGAGCAACAAATGCTCTAATCTTATTAGCCATCTCTAATGACGTATCAAGTTTGTTGGCAATAATAAGGATTTTTTCGGGTTTGGTTTTTTTAGCGAACGCTAATCGTTTTGATGCCCAAGCAGCTGTAACCGTAGATACTCCCGCCTGACGATATTTTAACGCAATATTCTCATTAAAATTTTCATAATCTTCTAATAATGAAACCTGATCGGGAAATAACTCTAACGGTACGTATTGTGAAACCGTATTGTCATATGTCTGTAAATAAG